AGACACCTCTTCAGTATCAACATTATAATGGGTGTTATCCATGTCTTGATCATAAGATGCCTCTTCGTGTAAAAAATCATCAACAAATGATGTCAAAACTTGCGTTTTGTTCTGAGCAACATCTTCCATGATTCCTGACTGAGGAAACAAATTAACAGATCTAGCATCTACTCTATCCAATCGATTTGGTCTGTCAGGTTTGACAGGAGCAGATGGAACAACAAGCGGAGGTACGTTAGGTGTGATTGGTGTTTGGAAATTAACCGCAGGTTCAGTAACAGGCAACTTGTTGCGCAATCTATCTGCTATCAACACAGCCTCGGCATACCAATCACTATTTGGAAAAGGTTGTGAATAATCTCCCCTTTCAAAATAAGTGTAATATTGGAGTCTTTTGCCAATAACGTCATTCATAGCCTCTAAAATTATTGAACCGTCCGTGTAGCGAAAAGTATCAGGAACAGCAATACCTTCGTAATATCCACCATCACCAAAAACACCAGAATGTGGCGTCATGGGTGATACGTCGTCACTATCAGGATCATCGTTAGCACCAAATTCTGCAAAATAACGGCTGCGAGGAGTGCATAAACCACACGAAACTGTATCCCAATGTTGAAGCGCAGGTCCAAAACAAGCGATTCCATCGAATTGCGGATTTCTGTGGTATGCATAACAAACAGTAGTGGGTAATCCGCGGATCCTCCGTTCCGTTTCTGTTAAATATGAACTATTCGGGCTATCCGGCCCTTCCAGTGGGGTTAAACTGGCTGTATACCCCATGTTTTTGTATGACATTGACTTCGTGCTCATACTTGCACCTTGTTTAGTATTCGTGAAACTACATACAACCTGGAGGGTGTTTCATTCCTCCCGGAGGTTCAGCGTTCATAGTCCTCTCCCACACAAGCCTAACACAATTTCGACCAAAATTGTGGTGGTAACCAATATGTGGTTCACATTTGACATTATTAGATAGCCACGCTGTAATGCGGTCTTCAAATGTCATGTGGTTCGTCCTCACGAAACGGTGGAATTTTCTGGTTTCCACGAACCGGTTAACACGAGCCCTAAATAACTCGTATTTCTCTTTACCATGAGCAAAATACTCCAACATGGCTCCATCTAACAAGTCTCCAAAAATTTCTTCCTCCGATAAATGTTTCACCGGAATTCCACATGATAATGATTTAATTATACTTGACTCAGATAAAGCGCCCAACCGCCTTCCCAATTCTGGGATGTACACAGTTTGTCGTTTCAAAAAATCAACATCATTAACATTGTAAAAAAGATCATGGTCTCCTTCCTTTGTAGGTGGGGTGTACAATATACCATATTTATCAAGCCAAAAAGCTTTAAGAACAGCATTGTACCACGTGCATTCTTTTGACACAGTGCCTATATCATCGTCACCATATGTCATCATGTGAACATGTTTTCTAAACGGAGGTGGAGCTCCACCATGTGATTGATAATACGCACAGCGTGAATTTAAACTATTAGCTGTGCTATTTACGTACGATGTTAAATTTTGACCACTTGGATTTCCACGCGACATCATTATAATAGCACCGTAATATTGAACGCAAAAAAGAGACAAATCAGCAACCATTGATGTCATTATGGTGAGATCATAGTCCGTGTACCCTATTGTTCTTGCTAATTCAATATAAATGCGATAAGCAGCTTGAATAACGTTCAAAAACTCTTTTTGATCATAGCCTTTATAATCACCAGCAACACACCTGTCATTACCATGATAAGAAACGAATTCCATAAATTCCTCCCATTCAAACCCATGACTATTTATGCCAATTGCACACTCTGACAACAAAGGTAATTCAGACAACAAACGAACCACGGGCAACC